CATCATCAACGAATACGTAATGGGCTCGCGGTAGGACGCGGGGCTGTAGAACAAGGGGTTGCAACCCCTTGTTCAAAGGAGGATTTAAAAATGAATTTTAAAGGCTTTGACGATTACATTCCCATTTTCCGGGGAGGAAAACAGATAGACAGCAACGGCGTTGAACACGACGGCGATGCCCTGATTGACAAGGCCATCGCCAAATTCAATACCGCCGTCCATGAGCCGCCCGCTTGTATCGGACATCCCAAAGACGACGCACCCGCTTACGGCTGGGTATCAGGCCTCAAAAAAGTTGCCGACAAAACAGGCAATTTATTGATGGCAAAATTCAAGCAGGTGGAGCCGGCGTTTGCGGCAATGGCTAAAGACGGACGCATCAAGAAACGATCTGCAGCTTTTTATCCGGACGGCACCCTGCGACATGTGGCTTTCCTGGGCGCGATGCCACCGGCCGTCAAGGGCCTGCCGGATGTGGCTTTCGCCGGGGGCGATGCGGCCAGCTTTGAATTTTCCGAATCATTTGCATGGGATTCCATCGCTGATGTTTTCCGGCGTCTCCGGGAATGGATTATCGAGACAAAAGATCAGGACACGGCAGACCGGATCATTCCGGACTGGAAGATAGATGATTTAAGATCGGTGGCCAATCCGTCTGCCGATGAACCGCAACCAACAAATTACAACGCAAAGGAGGATAAGAAAAATATGTTATTCAAGGAAAAAATGAAAGCGTTTTTAGGTTCCATCGGTTTCGATGTCAGCAAAATTCCCGATGAAGCGATTCCGGGAGAGGCTCCGGCATCAACGGTCAGGCAGTTTTCGGAAGCCGATCTGGAGAAAATCAGAACAGAGGCTGAGGCAAAGGGAAAACAGAAGGCCCAGGCGGAATTTGCCGAACAGCAAAAACAGACCCGCCTGTCCACCATCAAGACAGAGATTGCCGCTTTTTGCGAGTCGCTGGTTAAGGCCGGCAAAATCACACCGGCCACCGTTTCATTCGGCCTGCCGGAAATACTTTTTTCGATGGCTGAAATCGATAATCAAATCGAATTTGGCGAGAGGAAAGAAAAGTCCACCGCCTTTGACCGCATGAAAGCGCTTTTGGAGTCGGCCACGCCATTGGTAACTTTCAGCGAAGTAGCCACACGGGATAAAGACGCGGGCGGCGCGAAGACGCGGGAGACAGTCATCGCCAAGTTTATGGAAGATAATAAAGTTGGCTACAAAGAGGCTGTGCTGGCCGTCTCCAAAGAAAACCCTGAATTATTCAAAGAGGAAGAATAGAAGCGGGTTCGTAATCTTAAAAAAATCTAATTCGAAAGGAGAATTAAAATACTGTCTGGACAAACAACAGGTTTAGAAAAAAGCGCAAAATGCGCGGCGATTATTGCAACGGCGTGGCTGATTGCAAAGCTGGGTGACGATGACGACACCTGCGCCCAGGCATCGGCGGCGACGGATGCGCTAATCGGGATATTGCAGCACGTAACGACCGCAATAGGCGATGATGTCCGCGTCATGCTGTCGGGTATTTCCCCGGTTGTGTACGGCGGCGCAATTACCAGGGGCGATCCCCTGACCTCGGACGGCAACGGCAAGGCGGTTAAGGCCGTCGCAGGTCAATCAATCGTCGGTTATGCAATGATATCCGGCGTAGCAAGCGACATCGGCTATTGCCTGATCAGCCCGCAGATTCTCGCGGCCAATCAGGGTGCGAACGGCACTACGTTCAAGGGCCTGGCTATTGCGACATTCGATCCTTCTGCCACTGTCGGTGAGCGTACCATCGCCAAACACGGGCTGGGCGTTTATCTGCCGGATAACGCGATTGTCGTCAGATCCTTCTACGAGGTTTTAACCACATGCACATCGGCCACTGACGCCGCAACAATCGCCCTGGGCGTGGATACGGATAGTGAAGCCGGAATCAAAGCGGCGGTAGCGATCAGCAACGGAGCCAACGCCTATGATGCGGGTCTGCATGAAGGCATCCAGGACGGCGCTGTAGCCAACGCCCTGACCAAGCTCACGGCACTGCGGGAGCTTTGCGCGACCGTTGCAGTAGAGGCGTTAACGGCGGGCAAACTCAGAATCTACGCGGAATACGTAGTCAGCATTTAATTTTTTAAAAAAAAGGAAAAGGAAAAGGAGGCAATACCTATGCCAGAAGCAAAAGCAATGCACAAAGATGCGGTGCTCTCCAATTTATCGGTCAAGTACCGCAATGATGCCATGATATGGCCGTTCGTGATGCCAATCGTTAAAGTCAACAAAAGATCGGATATTTATTATGTCTACAACAAAGATGACAGTTTCAAACTGGTCGATGACCGGCTCTCTCCCAAAGGGATGGCCAACGAAATCGACTGGGGCGTGGCCGATCAGAATTATTCTGTCAAGGATCATGCCCTGGGTGATTGGTTGCCGCAGGAAGCCATCGACAATGCCGACAATCCACTCCAGCCCGAAATAGATACAAACGATTTTCTGAATATGAGTCTGGATGTGGCTCAGGAGAAAAGGGTCGTCGACAAAGTGTTTGCTGCTGCCTCTTACCCTGTTGGCAACAAAACCCAACTCGCGGGTAATTATAAATGGGGAGGCACTACCGATGATCCTATCGGTGATGTACAGACGGCAATTGAAGCCTGCTTCCAGCGCGCCAATGTTTTGGTATTCGGCGTGGATGCATGGTTAAAATTCCGCAAACTTCCCGAAATCCTCGACGCCGTTAAGGCCGTGGCAGGCGCGACGCTTAAGGGCGGTATGGCCTCTGCGCCGGATGTTGCGCAGTTGTTCGAGGTGGAGAGAATATTAATCGGCAGAGCGCGATACAACGCTGCAAGACCAGGGCAAGCCGCAACTTACACGCGGCTCTGGGGCAAGCATTGCGCAGCTCTCTATGTTGCACCGAGTCCGGGAATCAAAACCATTACGTTCGGAGCGACCTTTGCCGAAACCCTGCGTTTTACCGCAAGAGATTTTGATGCCAAACGCGGATTGAAAGGCGCGCATTACATCAGACCCGGATGGAATTCCGACGAAAAAATTATCGCCAGCGATTGCGGCTATTTCATCGAAGACGCAGTGGCGTAACGTAACAACGGTCATTCCCGACCTGATCGGGAATCCAGGAATTTGACCTCAGCTAGAAGCCCTCTCTCCGGAGAGGCGAGAGGGCTTTTGTGGTGAGACCAAAAATTAGAAGATTGGACGATTAGAAGTTTAGAGGATTGAAAAAATGTATTTTAAAATTAATGCGCCGCAGCAAGATAAATACACCGGCATGGGCATGATAAATGTCTCTGCTGACCTATACCTCGAAAAGGGTGATGAGGGCTATGAAAAATATATTGCCGAGCATCTTGTCATGGTACCTGTAATACCTGAGGGCGGCTATACCGGCAAGGTTGATGAACAAGGCGCACCTGCTGACCAAAATGATTATGATAATTGGTTTAAATCATTACCAACCGTTCAGCAACTAAACCCCTTCTGCAATCATTCAATTCAGTTTGAACATGACGTCACCGAAGAAGAAATCCTCTGGTGTTTTGAATGGGCGTTAGGAATTACTCATTGGAACTATCTCATGGACGATTTGCATTGTCAGAAAAAAGATGAAAATGGAAATCCGTATAGTCAGGTTGTCAATCAACCATTTCATTATTCTGCACGGAAAGAATATTTTAAAATTATTTCACAACTTCCTTTGGGAAATCGTTCTGATTACATGAATGCTGAATTAGCTAAAGTAACAAAGGCCGAAAAAAGATTAGTAAAAGTTAAAAAAGTGGATTTTACCAAAGTCAAAACCACAGAGAAGTATAAGGTGAAGTAATGGCGTATGGAACAATTGACATAGGGGCAGGTGCTTCCAATTACGGCAGTTATCGAAATGGTGGATATACAACAGTATGTCAAACAAATCCCGCCAATGCCAATGGTGTATTAACGTCCTTTGAAGTTTGGTTATCAGACCCCGGCGGCGGTTCTGCAAAGATGGGTTCATTCTCTGGGAGTGATTCTAATTACACCATGAGAGATTATGAAACTCTTGGTAGTGTTACTGCTAATAGTAAACAGACATTTACAGGTAAAAATTGTGATGTTTCCTCTGGAGACTATATTGGGTATTATAATGCGGCGGGAACTTTGCGGGTTGAAAATACCGGCGGTTCTGGCAATTATTGGTACAATGGAGATGGATTTACTACTCCTTGTTCTTATAATCATGATTCCAACTATAAAAACGCTTTATACGCTACCGGCGTCACCATCCCCGACGCACCGACTGATGTTTCCGCTACCGACAACCTCACAGATAAAGTCACAATTACATGGACGGCAGGTACTGGAGAAACAGGCGGACATAGAGTCTATCGTGATGGAGTTGATATATCGGGCGTTGTCGCACATGGAACAGCTACCTATGATGATACAACAGCAGTTGCAGGGACGACATATTCCTACACAGTTAAAGCAATCAATGCTGCCGGATTTAGCGCCGCAAGCTCGGCGGATAATGGGACGCGCATCGTTGCCGTTATAACAATCACTGATACCGGCGCGGGCAGTGATGCCGTGACGCAGATTGCCGTTGGCTTATCGCTCAGCGATACCGGCGTGGGCGCTGATAATCTCGGCGGCGGCGTTGCCGCCCGATTACCTCTCTCCGACAGCGGTGCGGGCAGCGATGTCCTTGCTCAGGTTTTGGCCGCACTGAACGTTTCCGATACCGGCGCAGGCGCAGATGTCCTGTCACAGCTTTTAGCCTCGCTGATCGTTACTGATGCTGGTGAAGGCACGGACGCACTTGCCCAAGTTTTAGCTTCTTTGATCATTACTGATACCGCTGCGGGCAGCGACATTGTCGCCCAGCTTAAAGCTTTGATTTCCGTTGTCGATACCGGCAACGGCAGTGATGCCATCGCGCAGTTGAAGGCTTTGATCTCGCTTACCGACACCGGTGCGGGCAGTGACACAGTCGCGCAGTTAAAGGCTCTGCTTTCACTTACCGATACCGGCACAGGCAGCGATATAATTGCCTCGCTAAAAGCATTAATCTCTATTGCTGAGAACGGCACGGGCAGTGACGCTATAGCTCAGTTGAAGGTTTTGATTTCTCTTACCGATAGCGGCGCGGGCAGTGATGCCATCGCTCAGCTAAAGGCGTTGCTTTCTCTTACCGACAGCGGCACAGGCAGCGATGTAATCGTCTCGCTCAAAGCATTAATCTCTATTGCTGAGAACGGCACGGGCAGTGACGCCATCGCTCAGTTGAAGGCTTTGCTTTCGCTTGCCGATACGGGCGCAGGCAGTGACGCCATCGCTCAGTTGAAGGCTTTGCTTTCGCTTGCCGATACGGGCGCAGGCAGTGATGCCATCGCTTCGCTCAAGACTCTGCTTTCACTTACCGATACCGGCACAGGCAGCGATTTAATTGCCTCGCTCAAAGCATTAATCTCTCTTGCTGAAAATGGAACAGGCAGCGATGCCATCACGCAACTGAAGGCCTTAATCTCGCTTACTGATACTGGCTCCGGCGCGGATGTCATCGCTCAATTGAAGGCTATGATCTCGCTTACTGACACTGCCGCAGGCAGTGACGCTATCACGCAATTAAAAGCTTTGATTACCCTTGCCGACACGGGTGCAGGCAGTGATGCTATCGCCCAGTTGAAGGCTTTGCTTTCGCTTACCGACACCGGCGTTGGCAGTGACTCGGTCAAAATAATAAAAAATATTATTAAATTTATCACCGACGCCGGATACGGTGCTGATGCTGTATCGCAGATAGGAGCCGCGTTATCAATTGCCGACATCGGCGCGGGCAGTGATGCCCTTACCCAACTGAAGGCGTTGCTTTCTGTTATCGATACCGGCACAGGCAGTGATGTCATCGCGCAGTTGAATGCATGGCTCTCCGTTATCGACATCGGCGAAGGTGCAGACGGCTTTCCGGTAATTAATGTGTCTCTTGCCGTACCCGATTCCGGTTCAGGCACGGATATTATCAGCCTTGTTTCCGCACTAATTTCCCTCATTGATAGTGGTTCCGGCGAGGATAATGTCCCGGCAATTAACGTGTCTCTAACCGTACCCGATTCCGGCATGGGCATGGACGTCATCGGCATGATCGCTGTTCTTGTCTCGCTGGCTGATAGCGCCTCAGGCGTAGATGTCATTGTCAATTACAGGCAGGATTCCAAGCGCGTGGATATTACCTTCACGCCCAGGAAGCCAGGTATAAATATAACACCCCGAAAAGGGACAATAACTTTTACAAAAATTTAAGGAGGAAATTATGAAAAAGGCATTGATCAGTAACATTGGCAAAATCGGAGAAGCTCTCTCACGCTTATTCAGTAAGGTTCGAAAAATAACGGACAGAGTCTGGTACAAAACAGAATGGACAATCAGTAAATATGCGGATGAGGCGGCGTTCCTCGCGGGAAATCCGTTTGCAACAACCATAGTCAAAAATAATGTGCTTCTTAATGAAGGCATCGGCGAAATGATTGATCTGTTCTGTGGTATCGGCGGTACGGCATTTTCCGAAGCCAACGCATATATCGGCGTCGGCGACAGCGATACTGCCGCTGCGGCTACGCAGACCGCACTACAGGCAGTAACAAACAAAGCCTATAAAGCGATGGAAGCCGATTATCCTGTACGAGCCAATCAAACAGTCACCTTCCGTTCGGTCTTTGACGGCAGCTCCGGTAATTTCGCATGGAAAGAATTTTCTGTTGCCAACGGAAACAGTGATTTGTCCAAGAATTTAAACCGCAAAGTTTCCGATCAGGGAACAAAGATCAGCGGCCAGACTTGGACTGTAGACCTGGCAATTACGTTCTCTTAATGCGCAGCCTTTACCTCCCTCTCCCTTGAGGGGAGAGGGCTGGGGTGAGGGTGAACGGAGAAAAAATGGAAATCATTAACGAAGAAACAACCTTGGTTTTGAGATTATCATTCAAGGATGAAAACAGTGTCGGCGTTATTCCGACTGCGGCGCAGTACCGGATTGACGATGTCGAATCGGGCACACAGCTTCTGGACTGGACTAGCTTTGCGCCGTCAGCAATTACACACGATCTGACAATAACCGATGCGCAAAACGACATTCTGGATGCCGCGTTGGATTCGGAAAAGAAAAAGGTGACTGTTAAAATTACTTACGGGCCGCAAAATAAAAAGGCCACGGCGGACTATATCTATACCGTGAAGAATTTGTCGAAAATCACATAGGAGCGACGCGACAATGGCATACTGCATATTAGCAGACATCAAAAAGGCAATTCCGGAAGTCGTCATCATTCAATTAACCGATGACGATAACATCGGCGAAATTGTGTCAGCTAACGTCAACAAGGCAATAGCCGCCGCAGATGCAACGATTGATGCGTATTGTCAACGATACTATACAATACCGCTGAATCCTGTTCCTCCCAAAATAGTAGAAATCAGTGCGGATATCGCAATATATAATCTCTATTCCCGCAGTGATCTGCCATTGCCGGAAATACGCAAAGATCGCAACGATGCGGCAATTAAATTTTTAGAAAAAGTTGCAAAGGGCGATATCGATCTGGGCGCGGCAACGCCTGCGCCTACAGACACAAGCAATGGCGCAGAGTCCAACTGCGACAAAAGTGCGCGGATTTTTACGCGCGACAAAATGAAAGGGTTTTAAAATGCTGGAAACAATACAAAACGATATAATAGAGCAAGTAAAAGCCATCAAAGATATAAAGACTGCTGCCGCCTGGCAGGGGGACGTTGATTCCCTGCTGAAAATGCCGCAGAAGATGCCATCCTTGCATGTGGTTTATCAAGGTGCGAGATTTGAACCGTTCGATCAGGTCGGCGAACCAACAATATCATCGCTGGACTATCTGCTCATTTTAATTGTCCAGAACCAGAAGAGCAGGGAGGACGCATCTGCCGCCGCGTACACAATCATTGAATCCGTCCGGGACCAATTAACCGGGCATCAAATAGGCGCGTATGGTTTTCTTCGGCCCAAACTAGAAGATCTCCTCATGGCGGAGGGAGGTATCATTGCTTACGGCCTTACATACAGCATGGAAAATGTGCTGGTAGCAACGGAATAAAGGCGTGAAGAGCGAATGCGGAGCGACAGAACAAGGGGTTGCAACCCCTTGTTCAAGAAATAATAAAATCTGTTATTCCCCGGCTCGGAGACTGGCGAATGCCGGTTGACCGGGGAATCCAGGAAATTAAAAATAGGGGGTTAAAAAATCATGGCACAATACAAATTAAAAGATGGAGTTCAGGGCTTCACCGTTATCGACGGGGAAATGGCCGGAAAAAGTTTTAAGAGCGGAATTGCGTATGATGCAATTCCATCACAGGAAGCCGCGAAATTTTACGTGATCCCGGAAGCGGCAGTAGATGCACCTGCGGACATTGACGGGCAAAAGAAAAGGACAAGTAAATAATCCATTCTCTTGACTTCCCTCCCTTCGAGGGGAGGGATTGAGGGAGGGTGAAAAACAAACTGGATTCACGCCTTTGCGGGAATGATAAAGAAGGAGGTTAACTAATCATTATGGGTAGAGATTTTATGGCTTCAAACAATGTCATCGCGGTGTCCGCCAAGCTGCGGGAAACGGCGATAAATACCGAGCAGACGCTCGATACCACCATGCTCTGGAATATGGCCAGTCTGATCGATATCGATCCGCGCCGGCAGAATAACGATAGCGAAGCCCACGGCAAAGAAGAAGTTGATACGATTTACGATCGCGGCAAATTATCGATGTGGCCGGCTGCGCATGATATGGCCCAGCCGCAGAATATCGCCTTCCTGATGGGTTATGGAATGGGAAATGTCGTTTCCACCACTTTGGGGGCGGGGAAGAAACACGTTATTACGCCGATAGCCGGGAGTCTGGACGACAATCGCGATAATCCTTCATTTACCGCGGCCCAGCGTTACGGCAACCTGGTCGCCAAAAGACGCTTCGCTTCATTGTTCGTTGATTCCGTGACGACCAACTTTTCACGTGATGCTTTTGTCAAGATTTCCGGCAGTGTCAAAGGGACCGGAAAATATACCGACAACGTCATCAGTGAAACTCTTTCCGCTGCCGGAAATGCCGTATCCTTAACGCTGGCCGCAAATGGCGTGCAAGGCGCGGATGCGGCAACCCGTCTGGATAATGTGCATCGCATTCGGGTCCAACTGACGCCCGGCGTTTATACCGAAGTTGCCTATTCCGCGGTCTCCGGCGCCGCTCCCGCAGTGATCACGATTACATCGCCCGGCGGAACAGTCTCCCCGGTGTCCTATGAGATTCTTTACATCGCAACGGAGACAACCTGGATGACGCTCCCGGCCCGGGTCAACGAATCGCCGCTGGAAATGGCCTCGACCATATTCAATGTGGGCGGCACATGGGACGGTACAACGTTTCAGGGCGGACGGTCGCTGACCTCTGAAATAAAATCTCTGGAACACACATTGAACAATAATGGCGAGGTGCAGTTTGTGCCCGGTGCGGGCGGCGCTTACGGCAACAGATACATGCGCGGCGGCAGAATGCAGACAATCAAACTCGACCGTGAATTTCGTGAATTCATCATGCAGCGCCACATAATCGACAACGATACTTTCGGGCTTTATGTCAAGGCTATGGGCGCTCTTTATGATGCCACGTATTACTACCAGGCTGAATACATATTCCCGAGATGCGCGCTTCTCAAAGCGCCGATATCCGTCGATGGGAAACGGCTGGCCGAAGCGGGCGATATCCAGGTGCTGCAAGATGATACCTACGGATCTGCAATTATCATCGTGCAGAATCTGCAAGCGAGTTACGCCGCGTAGCGGAGCGACAGAACAAGGGGTTGCAACCCCTTGTTCAAGAAATAATAAAATCTGTCATTGCCCGGCTCGGAGACTGGCGAATGCCGGTTGACCGGGCAATCCAGGAAACAAAAAAAACGGGAGGAGAAAAGACAATGCCAAGAATATTATCAGACGAACCATGTGAAGTAACATTCGACGACAATATTGCCGGAGGAAAAATTAAAATAAGATACCGGATGCCGACCACGGAAGAACGCATCAAATATTCCAATTCCCAGGTGAACCGGTCCGGCCGGAAAATAGAATCCATCATAGGCGATACGCGCCAGAAGTTTGGCAAGATAATCCTTGCCGGAATTACCGATGGTGATTTTATGACGGCTGGGAATAAACCGCTATCGTCAAACGAGGGCTCTCCCCATTATGATGCCGGGTGGAAAGAGATTGTCAGTAAATACGCGCCGGATGTTATCGCGATGCTGGCCATGCACGTTTTCGAGAATGCGCTAATCCTGGGCGACGGGAATGATGAACAAGAAGACGAGGACCCTACCTAGCGGATCTGGACACGATCCGCAAAGGGCTGAAGGTTTGCGATGAAAAGCAAATCGAAAAATGCAGTAACGAATTCGGCGACAATCTGGAGTGGACATGCAGCAGAGGCAAATGCGGGAAAGTAAGGGCAAGAGAGTTTTGCGATTATACAATGAAAATATTCCGGATCAGACTTCTGCGCATGGCCGGATATCCCTTTACAGCCAACGATCTGACCATGCAGGAATGGGAAGATCTGGGAGACCTGGAACAAAGTATTAAGTAAAAAAAGTTTAGCGCTTAAAACTTAAACCCGGAGCGACCGCAGGGAGCGACTATGTCTAATCAAAACACAATATCCGTCCAGCTAACCGTCAAAGACGACGGCAGCGTCGTCATGAAGCAATTCGGCCGGACAACCGAAGAGGAGATGGGCAAGGCCGGTAATTCCGCAAAAAAAACAACCAGCTCTTTCGATACGCT